ACTATTCTATCTGTTGCACTAAGTGATGTAGCTGGGAAAGTTAATGAAGTGGTATATAATGTCTTACTAAGTGAAGTTAAAGCAGTAGTCTCACTTGTAGCTATTGTTGTAAATGTACTTCCGTTGTACTTAGAGACAACAAAGTAAAAAGAAGGCGAATAATCTAAACTATAAGTTAATGAAACATAAGAACTAAAAGTCCAAGTTCCAGCAGGAATAGTTGTCATATTAGGCTTGTTTACATCCGTAATAAACCTAGCTATAACATTGTCTCCAGTTGCAGTAAAGTCAACACTTGGTCCTACGTTTTCAGTAGAACTTAATTGATAGTAAGAATTACCACCTATTGTGCCTTTTGACACCCCTCCGTTTAGATAGAATTGTCCATTGGGATTTTGCCAATAGAGAATCATATTATTACCTTGTACTTTATCTGCCATATTGCAAAGTTAATCTATATTAATATTAAAAATACCTTCTCGGAGTCTCTTGTTCTTGGTCAGTAATATACACAATAGTTTCAGTTGAAGCTATATTAGTACTGCTGACTTCTAAGAATTGCATTGAATTAGTTTCATCTAAAAATGGGTTCATAGTTAATCTATTAGCCATAAACTTTTTGCCATTATAAGTTAAGCTATTTGTTGTGGCATCCGTTATTGTATAAACCTTATCTAAACCTATCATTCCAACAGAACTACTGTAATTACCTAAATCTCCCTCTAATGTAGCTATATTTTTATTTAATAAATTAGAATATTGTCTCATTATTAGGAAAGGCAATGAATAAAATGTAGTGCCAATATCACCTTGCACATACCAATTTGCCCAAAATACGCCACTTGAATTAGTTATAAGACCTACATTATTATAAACTTCATATTGACCTATTAATGGGTAATTTAACCCATAAAATAAATCTATTGATTTTTCAGTTTGATTTGCATTCCCAATAGTTCTAGTAATTGTTGCATTTTGTATTTCATACCCATTTTGTTGTAAAATAACATTTCTAACATACCCACCAACGTTACTACTATTAGCTTGTAATTTTATGGTTATTTGTCCTTGAAATGTCAAATTTGGATTTGGAGACAGCAATAAACCCAAAGGAATTTCTATTGATTGATTTTGATAAGAATTATTTTCAGTATATGTTTTTGGTATTGATGCAGAAGATGTTGTCCAAAATAAATCACTATTTAAATAATATAATGTACCACCAATAGTAATAGTAATAATAACAAGTATTTTTTGATTTATATTTGCAGCTTGATAATCAAAAGAAAATGTTGCACTACCTCCATACATATTTGCTAAGTATGCTGAATTAGTTGTAATTGAAGCAGTACCAGAACTTAGGTAAAATATACTATATCTATTAAATTGAACACTTGGAAATTGAGTTAATGTAACTACTGAAGAACCTGTCGTAGCAACATCCCAACCAACTGCCTGAGAAGATACAACAGATTTAAAATTACCATTATGTATGTAGTTTCTAGCAGGAGTAAAATCTACAACACTTTCTATTGTA